GGACCACGGCGTCCGACCAGGGCGCGCAAGGCACGGCGTGGCTGGGCTCGTGACCTACGTCGAACACACCTTCTACAGCCCCTTCCTCGACTGCGAGGCGACGCGGATCAGCGTGCCCGACGCGCGGGGAGGCGAGTTCTACATGATCGTGCCTCGGGCTATTGGAATGTCGTGGCGCAAGACCCGCGACGAAGCCCTCGACAACATTGCCACGGCCATCGAACAAGGCTGCGAGCCGGGGGAGGTTCGTATTGGCTGACGTGGCCGGAAACCCCAGAGACGACGGCAAGATCGGCCTGCCCAAGGTCGACGCCGCGATGAACAAGCGCGGCCCCATGCCGACCGTCACCGAGGACCCCAAGCGACTAGGCTTGAAGGACGGCGAGAAGGCGGACGACGGCGCGCTGCTGGACCGCATCCGCAAACGCTTCGAGCGTTGCATCGACGCCGAAAGCGAGAATCGAAAGGCGGCGGTCGACGACCTCAAGTTCAAGGCGGGGGATCAATGGCCGTCGGATGTCGTCGCCCAGCGCAACACCGACAAACGCCCGTGCCTGACCGTCAACAAACTTCCGACCCTTATCCATCAGGTCACCAACGACCAGCGCGCCAACCGCCCGTCCATTAACGTCAGCCCGGTAGGAGATCACGGCGATCCGGAAGCGGCCAAGATGTACCGGGGCATGATCCGCGCCATCGAACGGGAAAGCCGCGCCGACATCGCCTACGACACCGCCTTTGAAGGCGCGGTCAGCAACGGCTTTGGATATTTCCGCATCCTGACCGAGTTCGACAACGACAACAGCTTCAACCAGGTGATCCGCATCAAACGGGTGCGCAATCCCTTCACCGTCTACCTCGATCCCGACCATCAAGAACCGGACGGCGCCGATTGCAACTTCGGCTTCGTCACCGAGATCATTGCCGAGCATGAATTCAAGGAGACCTGGCCGCTCGCTACCATGACACCCTTCGACCTCTCGGGGCAGGGCGAGAAGTTCAAGAACTGGTCCACCAAGGACGGAGTGCGCATCGCGGAGTATTTCGAGGTCTCGATTGAAACCCGGACCTTGGTCGAACTCGATAACGGTCACATCGGCTGGGAGGATGAACTCGGCGACGGCGTGAACAAGGACATCGCCTCGGGCAAGCTGATAGTCCGACGCAAGCGTGATAGCCAAGAACGCAAGGTCAAGTATTACAAGGTCACTGCCCTTGAAGTCTTGGAACGCGACGACTGGCTGGGCCGCTGGATTCCCATCATTCCGGTGATCGGCAACGAGATCGACATCGAGGGCAAGGTAAAACTGTCGGGCCTCATCCGCGACGCGAAGGACTCGCAACGGATGTACAACTATTGGACCACCTCCGAGACGGAGATGATCGCGCTGGCTCCGAAGGCTCCGTGGATCGTCGAGGAAGGCCAGATAGAGGGCCACGAGGCCGAGTGGAAAGCGGCGAACACCAAAACCTATCCCTATCTGGCGTACAAGGGGACCAGCGTGAGCGGGACGATGGCCCCGCCGCCGCAGCGCCAGCCGTTCGCGGGCGTGCCGGCCGGGATCGTCCAAGCCAAACAGGGTTCGGCGCAGGACATGATGGCCACCACGGGCATCCGCTTCGACCCGTCGCAGGGCGGCGAGGCGGACCACCGGGAGTCGGGCCGGATGCTGCGCGAGGTTCGCCGATCCACGGACCTCGGATCGTCGCACTACATGGACAACCTCGCCCGCTCCCTCCACCACGCCGGGGACCAACTGCTCGACCTCATCCCCAAGGTCTACGACGAAAAGCGCATCGTAATGATCATCCGCGAGGACGACACCGAGGAGAAGGTGACAATCGATCCTCACGCCGCCAAGGCGTTTCAGGAAAGCCTACCCGGGCCGGACGGCAAGAAGCGCAAGACATTCAACCCTTCGGCCGGCAAGTACGGGGTGCAGATCACCATCGGCCCGTCTTACGCGACGCGACGCATCGAAGCGTCCGAATCGATGATGGACTTCGCCAAGGCCATGCCCAACGTCGCCACCCTCATCGCCGACCTCATCGCCAAGAACCAGGATTGGGAAGGGGCCGAGGAGATGGCCGCCCGCTTGGCCAAGGCCGTGCCGCCGAACCTCCTCACGCCCGACCAGAAGGACATACCGCCCCAAATCCAAGCGCTCATTCAGTCCCTCGAACAGCAACTCAAGGCCATGGGCGAGGAGCGTAAGCAGATGGTCGCCGCCCTCCACGACAAGGAGGCCGACCGCGCCATCGCCCGCGACAAAATCGACAAAGATTTCGAGGCCAAATTGATCGGCGTGATCCAAAAAACCGAGGCCGAGGCGCAAAAGCACGTCGGCTCGAAGGTCGAGGCCCTGGGCGCGCAAGTCTCGGCCTTGATGGAAGCTCTACAAAAACCCGCACCGGCGGACACCGGGCAAGTGAAGGAACCCGACAATGCCGCCTGACGCAGAAGCCCTGACCATGACCGATACGCTCCAGGTCGCGGGGCCGGAACTCAGCGCCACGTCCGACGCGCCGCGATTTAAGGGTGTGGAAGAAAAAATTCCTGTTGACCTCCCCGAGGAAGCAGGAAAAGGCGAAAACACCGAAGGCCAAAAGCCATCGGGCGAAGACGGCGAAAAGCCCTCAAAGGCCGACGCCACCCCACCGGCGATCAAGCGCGAGATCACAATCGAGCGCAACAGACGACGGGCCGCCGAAGAACGCGCAACCCAACTCGAAGCCAATCTCACAGCCGCCCTCGCGGCGGTCGAGAAGATCACAGGCAAGACGGCGGACGCGAAGGATGACCCCCGCCCCACGCGGGACACCTTCTCGGACCCGGACGCCTACGACGCGGCTCTAGAGGATTGGTCGGGTCGCCGAGCCGCCACAGCGGCCTTGGCCGACGCCGACAAGAAGCGGGTTCAAGGCGAACAGGAAAGCCGGGCCAAGGCGCTGCAAACCAACTGGGCCGAACGCAAAGCGACCTTCGAAGCGGATCATCCCGATTACGCCGATGTCGCCGAAGCGAACGACCTCCAGATCAGCATGTCGATGGCCCACGCGATCCTGAATGCGGAAGACGGTCCCGCGCTCGCCTACCACCTGGGCCAAAACCCGGAGTTGGCGGAACGGATCGCCAAACTGGACCCGATCCAGGCGGTGACGGAACTCGGACGCATCAGCGCCCGCCTTGTCGCCAAACCCCTGACGCCCAAGCCCAATCCCATTCGACCGCTTGGAGCCCGGGCCAATGCTGGACCCAAGTCCCCCGACGACGAGACGATGGACGAGTACGGAACCCGCAGAACGGCCGAGCTTCGCGAGCGGACACACTAACCGGCCCACGCCGAAAAGCGGGGCCTTAACGAGGCTTCGCAATGTCCGCCAACGCTCTTCTGAATCCCAGCGTCATCACCAAAGAGACGCTAGTGATCCTGGAAAACAACCTGGTCGCCGCCGGTAAAGTAAACCGCAAGTTCGAGAACCAGTTCGTCAAGATCGGCGCGTCGCTCACCATCCGCAAGCCGAACCGCTTCACGGTGTCGTCCGGCCCCGGCCTCCAGATCCAGGCTATCAGCGAGCCGTCGACCTCGATCACCGTCAACAATCAAAAACACGTCGATTTCCAGTTTTCCTCGCAGGACCTCACCCTCACCATCGAGGAATACAGCGAGCGCTACTGCAAGCCCGCCGCAGCGGAACTGGCCAATCAGCTCGACTTCGACGTGCTCGCTAACTTCAAACAGGTCTCCAACATCGTCGGAACCCCCGGCACGCTGCCGTTCAACTTTCTCAGCCTCGCCGCCGTGGGTCAGCGGATGGACGAAAACGCCGTCCCCCAAGACGGGCGCGTTCTTATCCTCAACCCGGCGGCCTACTGGTCGATGGCGAACGGCCTCGTCAGCCTCTACGTCAAGAGCGTCGCCGAGCCCGCTTTGAAGGGCTACCTCGCCAACATCGCCAACTTTGAAATCTACATGGATCAGAACATCCAGAATCAGACCGTTGGCGCGTACGCCGGCGCTGGCGTGACGAACGGCGCTGCTCAGACCGGGGCCTCCGTGGTCACCAACGGTTGGACACCCGGCATCGCCAACCTCCTCGCCGTGGGCGACGTGATCACCTTCGCCGGTGTCTTCAACGTCAACCCGAAGAGCCGCCAAACCACCGGCACTCTGGCCAACTTCGTGGTTACCGCCACGGCGGCAAGCGACGGCGGCGGCAACGCCACCTTGGCCATCAGCCCCGCCATCACCCCCACCGGGGCCTATCAGAACGTCTCGGCCGCTCCGGCCAACGGCGCGGCCATCGTGGTCAAGACCGGCGCTGCCGGCCAGTCCTACGCCAACAACATCGCCTTCGTGAAGGACGCGTTCGGCTTGGTAACGGTTCCCCTCGAACTGCCCGAGGGCGTCGACTTCAAAGCGCGCGAAATGTATAAAGGCATCAGTATGCGGGTTATTCGCGCATACGATATCAACAACGACGTGTTTCCGGCGCGTATAGATATCCTATACGGAACCACGACGTTCTATCAGGAGCTGGCCTGTCGGCTCACCAACTGATGAACACTTTCCCTCTTATGCCCAGGGGTTGGAAAAACCCGATGCGCGCCGGTCTCTATCGGGTCATCGTGGAACCCACCGACGGTTCCGCCCCCATCGCGGTCAGCCCGGCTATGATCAAGGACGCCGCCCAGAAATACCTTGATGTCATCAAGGCGCAAATCAGGGCAGGGCGCGAGAAGCGCTGGTCCAATCCTCATCTCTACGTTGTCAAACCTGAACCCATCGGAGTCCACTGATGCCCGTCGTCACCGCCTTCGTTAACCCCAATGTTCCGGTCGTCACGCAAACGCTGGGCGACGATCCTTCCGGCCTCATCGTCGGCCCGCGTTCCACGTCTCTAGTCGGCTTCTTCGGCAGCCCGCCTGTCGTTCAACCGCTCGGCGGCGGCGGCCTCGCGGGCCAGTCCGGAACCGTGCAGCTCATCCCGACCGCGCAGACCCCGGCTCTGGTCGCGGCCAACACCACGGCGGAACAGGCGCTCACCTTCACCGGGGCCGCCGTCGGACAGTTGGTGCTTATCAACAAGCCGAGTTCGCAGGCCGGGCTTTTGGTGGGAACGGGCCGGGTTTCGGCTATCAACACCGTACAACTGACTTTCGGCAACATCACCGGCGCGGCCATCACCCCGACCGCCGCCGAGACCTACGATTGTACCGTGATCGCGGCGAACATGGTCAACCCCGTCGCCCTGACCCCGGCCGCCGTCGCGGCCAACACCACGGCCGAACAGCAGTTCAACGTGGTCGGCCTTCCCATCGGCGGACTGGTCGCGGTAAACAAGCCGACCGCCCAGGCGGGCCTCATAATCGTCGGTGCACGCGTCGTCGCCGCCGGGGTACTCGGTATCACTTACGCCAACGTGACCGGCGCGGCGATTACTCCCACCGCCGCCGAGACCTATCTGGTCTACGCTTCTCGCGGTTTGCAGATTGCTCCGGTGGCGCAGAATATCTCCCAGACCCTGACCCCTTCGTCAGTCGCGCCGACCAGCACGTCCGAACAGACCTTCACCGTACCCGGCCTCGTCGCGGGCGCTCCGGTGTGGGTGGACAAGCCCTCCGTGACCACAGGCCTGGGTATTGCCGGTGTCCGCGTCTCGGCGGCCAACACCTTGGCGATCAACTTCGTCAACGTGACCGCCACCGCCATCGTCCCGCCCTCGGAAGCCTACGTTATCCAGGGCTTCTTCTCGGCCGCGACGGCGACCTACAGCGCGGCGAACGCCTTCAACGACCACGCCAATCTTGTGGCGATGGGCTTGGTGTCGGCGACCTGATCATGGACTTCGCGGCTTATCCTCGGCACATGGCGCACCCCAACGCCCGCAAGGGCGCCATGGTGGCCCTGGACCCCGGCAACCCCCGGAGCGACTACCAGGGCGAGCCGGACTTCATGCCGCCCGTCCTAGTCTACGACGCCGACCAACTGGAGTACTATCAGGCGCAGGGTTATGACGCGGCCGGGGAATGCAGCGAAGAGGCTTTCAACCGCCTCACCGCCGCTCCGACCTCGGCCGCTCACGTTCCGGTGGAATACCCCAAATGGGTCGGCGAAGTTCTAGTCAACGACGCGGCCGAAGAGCGGGCGCTAAAGAAGCCATCCGCCAAAGCGGTCAGGATGCGCCTAGAGGCGGCGTGATATGACCTCGGCGCTGGATATTATCAGCGACGCGCTCCAGCTCCTCGGCATCTACGGCCAAGGATCGACGCTCACCGCCGCCGACGCTGAACTCGGCCGAACCACCCTGAACGACATGCTCGATTCGTGGTCCAACGAGTCGCTCTCCTGCTTTGCCATTCTCACGCAGTCGACCGTCCTGGTCCCCGGACAGCAGACCTACACCATCGGCCTGGGAGGGCAGATCAACGCCACCCGCCCGATCCGGCTGATCAACGCCGCCGGCAGCGCCTTCATCCGCGACGCGTCGGCAAACGACTACCCGGTTCGTGTGGTGCAACAGGACAGCTGGAACCTGATCGGGTTGAAGACCACGACTTCCCAAATCCCCAACACGCTCTTTTACGACCCGCAATATCCGCTCGGCATCATCAACCTCTTCCCGATCCCGATGCTGGCCTACACGCTCTTTTTCGATAGCTATCTGCAACTGATCGACTTCTCGACGCTCACGCAAACCGTGGTGCTTCCTCCTGGTTACACCCTGGCCTTGAAGACCAACCTCGCCGTCGCGCTCAAGCCCTACTTCCTCGACCAGCAGATAGACCCCATCGTGATTGAGCGAGCGAGGATCAGCTTGGGCAACATCAAGCGCAGTAACATCCGGCCCGTTGAAGCGACGTTCGACGCGGAGATCGTGTCGCGCGGCTCGCCGATTTATAACATTTTTCGCGATCGCACCGGGGCCTGACATGGCCAAGACACCGCTCGTGGGAACCGCCTACACCGACCGCTCGAAGAACCTCGCCGATCAACGCTGCATCAATCTGTTCCCTGGAATGGTGGAAACCAAAAGCGGCAAGGCCGTGGGCGGGCTCTACGGAACTCCGGGCTTAGACTTTTTGGTCACCGCCGATTCAGGCCCGATTCGCGGCGTCCATGTATTGGAATCGTCAAACACGCTCTACGTCGTTTCGGGGTCGTCGCTCTATTCCGTGAACACCTCGTTCGTCGCCAGCCTCGTCGGTACGTTGACCACAAACAACGGCCCGGTGACGATGATCGACAACGGCCAACAACTGGCCGTGAGCGACGGGGCGAACCTCTACGCGGTCAGCGGGGGGGCCTTCTCCACCGTCGCCATTCCAGCGGGGCCGCCGGGTCAACTGACCTACCAGGACACGCTTGGGGTCTACAATCAGGTCGGCTCGAAGACGCTCTGGCAGTCCAACGTCAACGACCTGACCACTTGGACCGCGCTCAATTTCAACATTGCGGACGGCTCGCCCGAACCTATTGTCGGCCTGACCGACTTTCACCGCCAAATCGTGGTGTTTAAGGCGAACCACACAGAGTTTTGGGTCAACGCCGGAAACCCCGGGTTCGTCTTCCAG